AGTATGATCAGAACTACCATCATTAATAGTTACATCATATTCATCGTCATCTGCAGGAGCTCCGTTAAGTACTAATGTAGCACGTGTTCTAGGAACAAAAGTAGGAGCTGCTAAAGCTGCTACTGTAGTTGTAGTATTAGTAAGTATGGATGTATCATGTACTGTTAAAACATTATAATCTGAAATAGCTGCAACAGAAGTTAAATAACTTCGAGCTACAGAAGCAGATAAATAATCCCACCTAGCAGTGTTATCAGATATATTAGCTCCTGTACCTGTAGGTCCACCTGATCCTGCTGAAGTACCAGCCGTATCACATGTATAAACTTTACCGCTATCGTTCGTAACTCTATCTCCTACAACATAAGCTGTACTAGCAACCCATGGTTTGGCGTCGTAATGTACAGTACAAGCAGCACCTGTGGTAGCATTCCATACATAAACATTACCTAAAGTTGCGTCTACTTTATTAGTGACACAACCTACATATCTTTCATCACCCTGCCTATGGATATAAAACCATTTAGCATTATCTAATTGAGTACCGGTAAAATCAGCTCCACCAGTTGTCTCCAGTTTATCAATATATTTAAAACCAGGTCGTTTAGTTAATCCAAATGTTGGATCAGGATTACCGTTAATGCATTCCGTAACTTGACCTGGTTGTTTTTTACTATCACTTTGTTTTGATACACCACCTAAGTAGTGATTAATTCGTTGGGTTACAGCTGCCATTATCTATAAAGAGCACGGAACGGTTTGTAGCTAATATAATTATTTGTTTGTCCACTATGTCCGAAGTACGTATAATCACCTTGATTACATTCGTATTCTATAGCCATAGCTCTAGTGTAAGCTTCTTTCTGTTGAAGCATTTGATATAAATTAGAATCACCTACGATTCTACTGGATGCAATGGTAGCAGCTCTAGCAGTTATATGATCTTTAATTGGTTGTGGTAGATCAACCCAATCAAATAACCAAACAACATCTGCTTTTAATGTATCACCAGCTGCATCAGCTATTTCATATTTATGATTAGCTCGGTCATATAATTTACCATCTCTTCTTACAACATCTTTAGTTGTATTTAATGCAATAGTTGTACCTGTAGCTACTTTAGATAAATCTATTTGTAACATATTGTTAGGTATTTCATACTGCTTGTCGTTGTTGACTACTATTTCATACTCAAATTCTTTGTTAAAGCTCCAGCCTTCAGCCTGAACCTCTCTATTAACTTCTAATAGAGTGTCGTATACAAGCGCAACGTCCGGGTTGGTTTGATCTAGAGTAGTAACTGGTGCTTGCCCACAAGACGCCAGAATTGAATTAATAGCTACAAGCTCAGTCTGAGCGTTAGTGGTAGGGAAAGCCATAATAAAGTTATGTGAATAAAAAAAAGGGACCCGAAGGTCCCCTTATGTAAATAGAAACTGATATTAGAATGCAGCGTTTCCGGATGATCCGGCAGCAGCACCTGCAACAAGTTCTACGCAAGCAGCTGGGTTAAGGTAATCAGCACCCATTGCCAAGCGTCCAAGAATAACATCACCCTGATAAATCACGGAAACGTCACCACTTGTTACTTGAACCTGAGGTCCGATTGCTTCAACTACACCTGCTCCTTCTTTCTGGAAGATAAGTCCACAAGAGTTAGCGAATTCTGTTTCTTCACCATACTCGTTGTTGATTCCTGTTACATCAGCAGCAGCGTCTTCCATTGTTACGCTGGTGAATGAACCAGTATTACCTGGATCAGTGATGTTAGGAATTACAGCAGTATCTCCACCAAACTTGGTACCATACTTACTGAAGAATGGAATGTTCATAGACTTGTAGATCTTAATGCCTGCAATTTCTATGATTCCTTGACCAGATTGGAGTGATTGACCCTGAACATCACGATTGACCAGTCCGCTGTCGCCAACATTCTGTATCAATTCATAATACTGTCTTGGGTTTAGTACACCAACACGTCCTTCAGAACTAACTCCTTTCTCATCTAGTGCAGCTGCAGCATCATAGAAGGCAGCGATTAGTGAGGCAGGAACATATGCATCAGAAGCTTTTGCGTTAGCACCTACACGAATTTGTGTTCCACCTGGCTCAACGAAGTTGGCTTTAGTGATTGGGCTAGCAGCACGAGCACCACGTGCAATAGTACGGAAGATTAAACGGTCATATTTTTCTGCCAAAGCATATCCGATCTTACGGGATATCTCTGATCTTAGGTCGTAATGAGCGAGTGTCTCGTCGAGCTCATAGACAAATGCACTGGAGATGAGTAAGTCATCAACTGTGATTGTCTTTTCTGCTACGGGAGGTGCACCGTCACTGTTACCTAGTATTGAATTTCCTGGGGTATGATATTCGGCTGTTGTACGACCCGTGTAAATGAACTGCAATGACTTGCCGTTCTTTAGGGTACGCTTAGTAACTAGATCTCTAGCGATTGTGTTACGCTGGAAACCTTTGAACATCTCTCCAGAAAACAGTTTCAAATAGAGCACTCTTGCGTCACCGGTCGCATTCGATTGACCCGGACGCGTAAGATCGGCAAGAGGCTCGTTAGCATTTTGATGTGCCATTTTCTATTGATAAAAATTAAATGATATGTACGTTCTTCAGCTGAAAATTTTTGATCAGTTTTTTGTGGTCTATCCCACCGTCTAGACGGCTAATGGTATCCGGCGTGCCGGGCAAAAGCCAATGAAGGAGAGGTCCGACTCTGAGGTGCCTCTCCAACTATTCAGTCAGAATCTTTCTTCTCTTCAGTTTCCTCTTCCTGAACAGGTCCAGGAACTACAGGAGTACGAGAAGCAGGGTTTCCTGAGTTTTGATGTGACATTAGTATTCTTCTATGAAACTACTGGGTTCTCTACAATGTTCATGTTCATACATGTGGAGTCCTTCTATCGCTATGAATGTTAATAAAATAAGCATTAACACGTTCAAAGGACTGTCTAAGTATTTCATAATGGTAGCGATAAAACACTTGTAGAATAATAATTATCCCTACTTTAATTAGGAATAAATCAACCTTTACTTTTTCTAGAATCTGTACTTTGTTCCAACGTTGACTTTCCAATCTGGATCATCGTTATTTTCGTACTTCTTATGCTCGTAGTAGCCACCAAATGATAGCTTGGATGTAAGAGCAACTTCAGCACCTACTTCAGCGAGCCACAAGTTTTGTGAATCACCTTCGTCAGGCTGATTTTGTCCGAGTCCTAACTCTACATAAGGAGTAACTTTACCGAATTCTTTGTCAAAGCCAACACGACCTAGAACTTCACGTCCAGTATAGCTACCTTCGGATCCTGTAAATTCTGCTGATCCGGTCACGTAAGGTCCGGCCATTGCAGGTGTCGCTAAAGCGGTGGATGCCAGTGCGGCAAGTGCAAGTGTTTTCATAATTGTTTCTTAAATAGTTTTGGTATAAGGGATACCGCGATACTTTAGTTGGATCTTTTTTTTCATAGATCTTCTCCGTAGTACCTAACCCCCGTTCCATGGTTAGGTTTCATGCGTTCCATTAAGGAATGAACGGATGCGCGGTGTAGTGTCGACCTAGAATACTCCAGGTATGATTTGACCTGTAACTAGATAGGCGCCGAGTGCTGCAATAAATCCAATCATAGCTAATTGTCCATTAACTCTTTCTGCATTTTCATAATAGTTAACAGCAATTACTTCAGTTTGTGGTTCGTTAGCAAATCTGTTTAAGCGTCCACCTTGTTCTTTTGTTGTAGTCATTAAGATAAAATAAATTAGGTTAATGGCCGAGGATGATAGGTCAGGTCGGCACGATTAAACCTTTTACTTTTTAGGGGGTCTCCCCTTCTTGGTACCATAAGTACCTTTTCCTTTAGGCATGCTTGTTAAAAATCGATGTTAGAACGTCCTAGTTTTTGTGTTATCTCTTGACGGTAAGCAGGATCTTCATCGTATCGAGGATCACTCATAGCTCTTACTACCTCTGCTTGACTTTTAAATTTAGCACCAGTTGTAGATGGAGCTTTACCTGTTAACATTTGACCTTCCTTACCGGATGCATCTTGATATTGATATGCCAATGATTTAATTGCGAAATGACAGGCTAAAGGATCGCCACGTTGTATTACAGCATCGAATAATCCAATGTCTTGTTCAGCTAAATTATCTTTAGCCCAAGATATCATATTCGTGTAACCTTCTTGACCTCCAGCTAACCCTTTTAATTTCGTTGCAATCTCTTCTGTCATTGGAGGGGGTTGATTTTCTGCAACCTTTTGTCGATAGGATAAAGCTAATTTAGCTACATCCGTAGCTTTCATACCAGATAATTCATTGAGAAGTTCTTGAGGTACTTTATTGTTATTCGTACCCTCTTCCCAAATTCGATCTAAGATATCAACAGCATCAGGTGTTTCACCTTCTGATGTATCTTCAGCTTCAGCTTCCGGTTCGGATTCAGTTTCGCTACCCTTTTCTCCAAGTTTCTTTTGAAGTTCAACG